GCCAGAACTTGATATGGCAAAAATCAAGGCTGAAGGCTTCGGGCCTGAAGCTCATGACGACGATCCAACCGCCAACACTAAAATGGTGACTTGATCGGCACAGCTGGGCCAGTAGAAGTCGGAAGCTCTGGCAACGCCGCATCAATCTCACCTGGAATCATCTCGGTGACATCACCGGCAATGTCATCCATCATGTCGGCGGCCATGTCGTCGATCATTCCGGGGACACGAGAGAACGCAACGATTGACGCCCCAACAAGCGCACCAGACATTACGAAGCCAAGAACGCCGAGAACGTTACAGACTTTTTGCATGGAAAACTCCTGATAAAACAAAAAGCCCCCGCGCTCTGCAAGAACGGGAGCTTTCTGCCGGTCTGTGTGAGAAACCTGAGTTAGTTATAGCTCAGAGTTGGAATTTGCCACCAACTTTCAGGTTGATGCTGGTGTCATCGTCATAAGAGACGAAGGACAGCTCGGTGTAGCCAGGGCCAAAACCATAGCCAGCTTTGCCGCTGACGCCGTAATCCACTTCACCAGTGTCAGGGATTTTGACCAGAGGGCCAATCTGGGCATACGCACCACCACCTTCAATACCGATGTGGAGGTCTACGTCCATTCCACCGACACCAGTGTCAAGGTTTCCACCAACGTTGGCTTCAGGGTTGAAGTAGACGGGAGCTGCGTGCGCAGGAGATGCCAGCGCAACTGCTGAAGCGGCGACACCACTCGCAAGAAGAACTTTGAGCATGGGGAAGAGAGTTAACGTTTTCCTTGGCCACGATACTTCTTTCGTCCATGGGACGGTTTTGAATGTGATCCACTACCTTGACGTGTCTTTTTTGGCTTGCTAGGGACAAAATTCTGTCCGTTAAGTGATTTAGCCATTAGATCCCGTCAGTTGAACTCAAGTTTTGATACTTAAGAGCTAGGCCAGTGAACAAGCCATATTGAGGATGACTGATCTGGTCACGGCCATCCAAGAAAAACAGCTCTTCAAGCCACAACGTCCGAGCAGTCATCGCTTGTACGTCCTCCGCTCCAGGTTTAGCGGCGATCATCGGATCAGGGCGTTTCATCATCACGAGGGTTGATCGCCAACAGGCTATAGCCCATCAGCAGTAGAAGCATCAGGGCTGTAATGCCAATCACTCAGCAGCGTTATCAGGGTCGGCAGTCCAGACGTTGTAAGTGTCGCCTTCGATGTACTGCTGCAAAGCTTCGACGCGACCAAAGTCTGCATGGGGCGCTGTATCACCAACATCAGCAGTTGCCTCGATGGCAGTGACCATCGTTCCACACTCAGTGCGGATGGTTTGACGCCACGTCTTCCAATCAGCGTTCATTGTGCTGCCACGTTCCTTGGCTTTGATGACACGCCAATCAGAAGGTTGCAGCAGCTTGTTTGCGGTGTCTTTGGTGGTTGCGATCCACTGCGTCTTCAGATCGGTGTAAGTCTTGGGAATCAGGTTGCCGTCAGAGTCATAGCCCCAATAGAACTTTTGGTTCCAACTAGCACTCTCGGCCTCCCAAACGATGCCAAGTTCAGCACGATCTTGCGCTGTGCTCAGTCGCAACCAGTTGGCTGGATACTGAACGTCGTTGTGCTCCCAAGGAACATCGAGAGCCAGCGTGCGATCACCAAGTTTGTAGGGCATGGTTCTGGACCGATGGTGTGAGTTTAACGAGCAAGCCCGCCATTAGCTTGGAACGGGTTAGAAGCAAAGCTGGCATATACATAAGTGGTACCGCTTGCATTAAAACGAGCATTAGCATTCCTTAGCTTGAAACCATTAGACAAGATGTCAATAATTGGGTTGGAAGTCGTTATTTCCGCGTTGTCGCTATTAGGCAACAAGATTTGATCTTGGGGGTTAAATGTTTCTCGTGCAGTGTCAACAATCCACCAATCCTCTCCGCTTGTGTCTGCGTTCCTCGCCAAAACAAGTGCCGGACGCATTCCGGTGAACACAAACGGACCATTGCTAGATCCATTCCCCTCATAAGAACCAATTTTGCTAAATCCGTCAACAGAGGTAAAACAAAGAGCCAAAAGACTCTTTGTATTATCACTATTGTAATCTCCTATAGGGAACACAGTTGACGTTGCTGTCCCGTCGTTCCAAAAACCAGCAAAGTCCGTGAATTTTCTTGTGTCGTTTAGATACGCATAATGAGTTCCATCAAACACTGAGCTGTAAACAGGCCAGTTATCTGCATAACTAGAGTCCCCATATACTTTGACCACGATTAGATCAGGTTTACTGCCCAAACCGTGCCCAATGGTTCCAGCAGAATCATTTCCAGTCCAAGTCACCAGAGATATTCCTGCATCCGCGTTTTTAGTGACAGAAGAGGTGATTGTGCCGTCAGAATTGCTTGACGCAGATCCTGGGATGTTCCAGGCCCATGCAACGTAAGTCCTGCTGCTCCCATTCGTTTCTGCATAGTTGCCTATGTCAAAACCATCAGAGTTGAATGCAGTTACGCCATTCTGCGTACTTTCTCCTGCATTTGAAGAAGGTATCAGAAGTTTAGTCGCTCCACGCACAGTGTCATAAAGACCATGTTTGTCTGGATCTGAACGACCTTTTAGCCATACAAGATTTGGAGCAAAGTTCAAACCGCTTACGGTTATTGTGCTGCTGCCGCCGTTGCCTGTATACAACTTAGTATCAAAATGGTCTCTGCCGTTAGCAATCGTCGGGGTCGGTAAATTCGTTGTGCAAAGTGCTTTGTAATTACTTGGGGCGGCATGCGCATAGGTGTTTTGACCAAAATTCCAGTGTCCATAACCGTTAAATTGGCTGACGTACATGCCTTCAGTAAACCTATGCGCATTGCCAGTGCTGAAATCAATAGATCCAACTTCAGTCCCGTTCTTGTAGAACTTAATTATTGAGTTATCCATATCAATGGCCGCAGCGACAATGTCCCCAGCCGACGCCTGTTGCATGTATCCAGAGCTATCCAACCCTGTCATTGTTGTCCCGCCGAGACTAGCTGAGTATCCTGCGCCCCAATAAACGTACCCGTTTGGGAGATACCAACCGATAGATTTTGAATTAGAGCTGCTTGGAGTCGCGCCTGAAGGGTGGTCTATCTGCGAGAAACATAAGTTGTATGCAGCGTAATCAACTTTATGCTCAACATACCACTTTCCTGTTTTAAGCAAAAATGTAGAAAATGCTTTTTCGTTTGAAGTTGTTTGCAGATTGCCATTAACCAATGTGGCGGCATGAAGATGATGTAGCGGGTTCATTACGCAGTAATTCCCGCTAACTTCTCCGCCCGCACCGGTGTCATTTGACGAATCGCCGTTTGTTGGTACGTCACGCAGAACGTCAGTATTAGCGTCAGTAACGCCAACAGTCGCAGCACTCATCGTGATGGTTACACTGCCGCCATCGCTTGTTTTTGTGCCGCTGCTAGCAATATCGTCGAGCGCGTCATAGAAGGCCAAGGTGCCGCCAGAACCTGCGGCTGCGTTCATGGATGAAATATCAGGCACTCCCGTAGTTGGAGGCGTTCCACCAGTCGTGATCCGCAAATGCGCTATTTCAAAAGCACCAGAACCTGTGCCTCGTATTTCGTTTGTAATTTGAGAGCCCGTTGAAACGCTACCGCCAGACGAGTTGGTAGCGATTAGAGATCCGTCAACATACAGGCTTGTACTTGAACCTGTAGTCGTAAGGCGAACAAAGTGCCAATTACTATCGTTTAACCCAGTGCTGCTAAAAGTTGTCCAGCCTCCATTGTAGTTGCCAAACAACAAGCTTGACCCTGAAGTACCTAAGTTCCACTGGTCGCCGCTCATTTTTGCCATATAATTATATGTTCCGTCTGTAGTAATTCTCACGAAAAACTCATAAGTCAACGTGGTGGTGTAAGTAATCGGGAAAGAAAACGTTTTGCTCGTGCCCACAATCTGAGCAGCTTTTGTTATTCCAAAATTACCTGGCGCGGTCAGATTGCTAACGGAAAAGTCATTGTCATTGCCGCTGGAGTCATTGCCGATCCCGCTCTCTGATGCAAAGTCAAAAAGATGAAATCCGTTCGTTCCAAATGTTAGCCCAGACGCATCTTTTGCTTGCCACACTCCATTGTCGTCAAATTTTCCAAATGATGTACAATCAAGCTGTTGACCATCTATGTTGTAAAAATCTGCAAGATAGCCGCCATAGTTATAATAATTGCCGTATGTTGTTGTATACTCTCTGCCAATTCGTTGCCTGATCGCAGCGTTCCAGCCGGTCTGTAAACTTTGAGCTGGGTTGCTTTCTTGACTCCAGTCAGTTACTTCAACACCGTTTACATACAGCCTTGCCCTATCGGCTGCTGCTGCTAATGTTGTGTCTATTGAAATGACGTAATGATACCAAGCTGTATCTCTATATTTTGCGGTTGTGATGTAACTCATCACATAAGAAGAGCCGTCGTATTGGTGGAAGCGAAAGTTATCATTGCCATCCCAATAAACCCTAAACAAATTGCCATAAGTATCACCGGTTTGTATAATCATTTGGACTGAGCCTAGCTTGCACCTTTTCGCCCAAAAAGAAATTGTAAATTTCCTGGTGTTCCCAGCGCTGCTAGGCGTTCTCGTTAATTCTGGAGTGTCTGCATCGTTAAAGCGGACGCTTTTTTGCAATGTAAACGCAGCAGCGTCACCAGCCGCCGTTTGGAAAAACAGCGGGCTTGCACTTCCAGGAATACTCATGACACGTTCAGCAGCGAAGTGACCGTAATACGGGTCGAGCTTTCCACATAGTAGGCCAACAAATCTGTAGCACTAGCCGTAGTTGTTAGAACAGGCGCGGTTCCGCCAGCAAACTTGTAGATCGAGTTGTATGCAAGCGTGCGGCTACCCGTTGAGTCCTGCGTCACCACGATCACACCAGACTGACCAGCAGTGACGTTGGATGGAGCGGCAAGCGTCCTGTTGCCTGCCAAAGTCAAAGTGAAGTTGTTGGCCAGCGATAAATCAACCGCGACACTAGAAGCATCGGTCAAGGCAACTGGCGTTCCAGCCTGACCTTTTGTAAACGCCTGAGCAACAGCAAGGCCAGCAACAGTTGTCGTTGCATCAGGCAATGTGATCGTCCGATCTGCCGTCGGATCAGTAACTGTCAGGGTCGTTTCATTCGCATCAGCAGTAGCACCCTCAAAGATAATGCTGCCGTTGAAGGTGGCGTTACCAACAAACGTGGTGGTGCTATCAAACGTTGCAACGCCGGTAACGTCCAGCGTTCCAGGGATGTCCACATTGCTGGTGAACTCAACACCACTGCCGCCAGAATCGGTCTGCAGCAGTTGACGTGCAGTACCGTTCGCAAGCTTGCTAACTGCAATCTCTGCACTCGTGCTGATGTCTGCGTTGGCAATCGTGCCATCCAGAATCATCGTGCTGGTAACACTGCCCGTATCACCAGTCGTCACTACCGTTCCAGTGACATTCGGCAACGTGATTGTGCGGTCAGCAGTTGGGTCAGTGACCGTCAGCGTGGTTTCAAACGAGTTGTCTGATGAACCCTCAAATGACAGGGTGGCGTTCTGACCAAGTGCCACCGTTCCAGTGAACGACGGGCTAGCACCGCCAACCTTTTCGGTATCAAGCTCTTGCAGCGCAGCCTGCACATCCGTGCTGCTGATATTGCCAGCCGCAACAACAGAGATGTTGCTTGCTGTCTGACCAGCAATAGCGTTAGAAACGTCAATCAACTGGAACGTTGAGCCCGTTCCAAGTGAAATCAGCATGTCTGGTGGGGCCAGAGCAACTGCTGGTGCGTTGCCTGAACCTGTTCCAGACGTGTCAACAACAACGTAATAGTTGAGGTTGCCAGTAGCAGGCGCAGGAAGTGCAGAGCCGTTGGTAAAGCCAGCAGCAGAACCAGCAGTTGTGACGCTGCTCAGCAGGTTGGTGTTGGCGTTATACGTTCCAGCGTTGACAAGATTGCCGCTGATAACCGTGATCGGCAGGAACGATTCACCCGTATAGATGTAAAGGTCTTCATTCTTTTCATCAAAGAAGAACTGACCTTTAAAATCGCCATCGGGAAAGACAACGACGTTATCGGTCGCACCCGCACCGCCAAACTTGGTGATCGAAGAGTCGGCTAACTTTGCTGCCGTAATTGCATCATTAGCAAGTCGTGCAGTTGGAAGAGCGCCTGACGTGATCTTGGCTGCATCAAGGTCTGGAATGTCAGCAGCAGCGAGGTTGACTGCACTCGTAATGTGCCCCTGAGCGTCAACAGTCACCTTCGTAAAGGTGCCAGCTGTTGTGCTATTGGTGTGATTCAGTGTCCCACCAGAAGCAACAGTTAGACCCGATCCAGGGACAACAGCACCCTTTGCACTAGATGTTGCTTCAGGCAGATCGCTTGCCGCGATGACACGACCAGCAGTAATAAGACCGTTGGCGTCGTACTGAACAAGATGATGCTCGGTCGTTTCTGCCGTAACAGTGTTATTAACGCGCAGCTCAGTGCCGCTCAGCACTAGGCCGTTGCCGTTTACTGTCACGGCTCCCTTGGCTGAGCTAGTAGCAGTCGGCAGGTCACCACCTGCAATCGCTCGATAGCTGACCGCTCCAGCCGCAGAAGTAGGACCAGCAAGAAACTGTGCGCCTGCGCTGGTGTTATCCAGTGATGGCGTGATCGTTACTTCATCACCGCTGGTGCTGATGGTGATGTTGACGATCCCGCTACTGGTGCCGACAACAGCGTTGACCGAACCAGCACCCTTAACTGACTGCCAAGCCGATCCGTCCCAGATATAGATCTTGTTGTCATCAGTATCCAGAGCAAGCTGGCCCGTGTAACCGCCAGATGACGGCAAAGTCGTGACTAAATCACAGGTCGCTTCGTTTGCGATTTTTGCCGCTGTGATTGCGTCATCGGCAACCTTGGCTGTAGTAACGCCACCATCTGCAAGTGCCGTCCCGGCAACCTCGCCCGTGCCAAACAGCACTTTTGCGCCAGGGATGCTGCTGTTTGCGATAAGGTCAACGCCGTTCTCGATCAGAGCGCCGACCGTCAGTTTTTTGGTTTCGCTGGCGCTAGTATCTACGACAGCGACAAGGTCTCCGGTAGCTAGAGCGGAGCCGGTGAGCGAATTAAGCTCGCTGATCTTTTTGTCAGCCATTAGCGGGGCTCCTAGTCCTCGTCACTATCCAGGTCCAGGCTAGCAGTGTCGTCTTGATCAAGAACGACTTCATCGCCGCCTTCTGTGAGAGTGGTGTCAGCAGTCTCCAGCTCCATACGGATTTGGATTTCGCCAGTAGTTATAAAGTCAGCAGTTATTTGCACCGTATTATCTGGAGCAAATTGAACAGCTGCTGCCGTAATAATTCCATTTGCTTGATACCAAATTTCATCATTTGAACGGTCAGTTACACCGCTTGGGTTGTAATCTTTAACCTTCAAGTAAAACCTACCTTCAAAGTTACTGCCGACTCGCGTTCTTAGCGCAAGCTCCATCATGTAATTAGGCAGCTCGTTGGTTGTGTCTCCGGTGTATTCCCAGAACGCACTAATTCTTCCTGAGCCCGAGATTAAGGTATTGACTCTGGTTCTAAACTCATCTGACAGCGAGGTCGTGTCAACAGTTTCTCGTTCAGTATTAATCTCAAAACTGTTAACTTGCGCGATCACACGGTGGCTTGCGTTTTTAACCTCCACTTCAACAGGTATGTCGTCCCCAGGAGCAGCAAGCGACGTTGCGTTCGTTTTGCCGCCAGCCACTGCGTTGGCAAAACTGTCGTAAAGCCTGATCCCGTCTAGCTCGTCAACGTAAATAAACTTTTTTACGCTTGAATCTGTATAGCTGTCGATGAAGTCGAGAGCGCTGTCATCCGTGCTTGTGATTTCAATTTGATCGCCAGTCAGTAACTGACCATGATCAAAATCAAAGCTAAAACGTTTCGCTGTTGCGTTTACGTCGTCAGCTTTAATTGTTGCAGACAGTGCCCCGCCATCGAAAGCACGTTTAAGCTCGACCTTGCCGTGAGTTCCAAGATAAACAGTCATGACCCGATGGATGCAGTGGCAAGAGCACCAGTCCCCTGGAACGCAATTTCAGCCCTGACAATGTCACCAGTTGCTGCGCCAATGCTTGCACTGGTGATATACGCCGTCAGCTTGATGTCATTGTTATCCGTTCCATCAACCCAACGAAACGTCAACTCGACGGTGTCGCTTGAGCTAACACCATCCGTCCCGGTTTTAATCAAACTGCTTAACAAGTCCGACGTGTTGACGTTGTCGTCGTCGTCCTTGTAATACAGCAACGTTGCACTGCCGGAATAACCCGTAACGCCGGGGCTATAACTTCTGACCCCGTCCCCGAGAGTCGTGGTTTCAAGCGTCTCCAGATTGCTAGAGACAGAAAAATTAACGACCTTGGCAAGGGTCGTCCCAGCAAGCTGCATTACGCCATCTCTGCCGGTGTAAACCTTTGCCATCAGAGCACACCAATTAAGTTGACTGTAACGCTACTGGTGCCCGGACGCACAGACGTTATTTGCGGTGGTGACTCGTATCGCCAGTCATTCCCCGTTGCAGCGTCGATCGCATCTGCGTCACCGTTCCACCCCGCTCGAAACTCAGACGGGAGTGAGAACACATCAAAACCGCCCTTTACCTCGTCGTAGTGGGTGATGAAGTCATCAGCCGCAGTGTCAGCAATGTTGGCGTACTGCAGTTGCAACTTCATGCCAGTTCGCTTGTCGCCATAGAGAATTCGGATCTCTTTGCCGGACTGGGACGAGAACGTTTTATAGCGGTAGTCACCAGCGTCAAAAGACCGGCCAGTAGGCTCATGCGCAGGAAATGCCATCAGTCGTCCAACGGTCCTTCAATTGTAATCGCGCCTGCAGTGTCAAGAACGTCGATAGCGAGCTGGCTAACGCCGTCCGAGTCAACTGCATAATTACTCGCTTTGATCGTGACGATGCCGTCTTGGTCAATGTCCAATGCCTCAATTTGATAAATCTGTGAATCGCTGTTGTCACTTTCTTTCAGGCTGAACACCGAATCAAACAGCTCCGTTGCCTTGCCGTTTTTGACGTGCAAAGTTCCCTCGCTGATAGCAGTGGTCTTCCGCTCCCAGTAATAAACGCTGTAATCTCCGTCGTCCAACGCATTGATAGACACAATCGTTCCATCATCCTGGATGATGCCGTTGTTGTCGGGACGGTATGGGCTCATCTCACTAGCAACACGGATAAACTTGCCAGCCTCTAAGTTCAAGCCCCAGGGCAACGTCTTGAACGTAATCGTATGGGTCAGGTTTTTGCGCAGTGACAGGAAGTACCGAGCAACCTTTGCGGCGTGCTCATCGCTGGTGATGTGGTTAAAGGTAAACTCCTCAATCGGCAGATCGCTGTTATCCGAGCCGTAGTAAGCAATCAACGTCTTTTGCTCAGGGAACTGGTTGACTCGTGACTGCTGATAGATAATTGCAGCCTGGAACATCTTGCGCTCTTCAAGCTCAAGCCATGTGATTTCAAGGCTGTCCTCAATGATGTTGCCCTCGGTAAACATCGCTGAGATTGTTACCGGATTGCTTGCATCAATCTTGTGATTTGAGTCGTAGGGCAGCGCAGGTTCCAGGCTCATCTTGCCGTTTTTCAACGACACAAAGCACAAGACGCTTGGCGCTTGCTCAGATAGCCAGCTGCGCAGATTAATTGGCTCTGCAATTACGTCGTCCCAATACAACTTGTTGGCTTCTAAGTAACGACCAGTCGTCGTCAGCAACGCTTTGTCAACAAGATCTTTGTTGAGGATGCTGCCCGCTCCGGTGTCCTTGTTCGTCACTAAGTACCAAAGCAGGTCAGTCAACAAGTTGCTAGACGCAACATCTCCGTCAATCAGACGCTCCACCTCAATACCGTTTTTGAGATACGTCCGAAGCTGATCGAGCTGGTTGAAGTTGTCGCTGGACTTAAGTTTCAAGCCAGCCATTGCGCAACCGTCATACTGAGGAGTCGTTTCCTCAGAAAGTGTCTCATTGACGTAGACAATTTCATGCTCAGTACCGTTATCACAGCTCCGACTAATCAAATCACTGTAGTGAGAAACCTCAGCTAAACCGCTGTACTTCTGCCAAAGACGTGTTGCCGTTGAGTTAAAACCTAGCCGCCCTGCTGAATTAGAAGGATGCAGGAAGCGATACCTAAATGCAAACTGAATGCCATTGACATTTCTGGCGTGCTTAGTAAAAGTGTCTCCTTCAGAATAGTCACCGTTATAGCTAAGTAACTCAACTCGCTCAACGCGCCACCATTTGTTTCTATCTACATGGCTATAGTTTTGCTCGTATACAATCAGGTGGAGCTTCATATACACCTCTCTCCCTGAATCACGCGTGTATTGCCAGTCGTCAATAGTGCGCCGTTCGCCTACAGGCAGGTTGTCAAAATAAGGGTCAACACCTAGCGTTTTGGAATATATATTGCTCTCAGTGTTGTCTCTAATCTGCAGGCCGGTGCTTGGATAGGCATCGCCAACCTCGTTATTGGTGATACTGAGTGTTTCTAGATAGAAAGTAGAGGTATCCTTTTGCGTGCTGCTGTAGTTAATGTTGATGCGTCCCTCGTCGTCTGTAATAAGCTCAGGGACCGCAGCCATTTCAAGGTGCGTGAAATAATTTCTTGGCTGAGCAAAATAGCCACGCGCTCTGAACTGAAACTGACCGTATGTTGTATCGCTCAGCCAGGCTTCCGCGCCAAAGCGCCCTCCGTCTAAAACAAATACGTCGCCAGCCCCATCACTTTGCTCTACGAAGATTGCGCTATTGAAAGGACGTAGCCGATACTCAAACTGCACTCGATCAGGATGCTGGATCCTAATAAAGGAATAAATGTCAACGGGTGAGTTGCCGACTACAGCAAACAAATAAGGGCCCATGTTGACCCACCCGTTATTATCGCTGCGAGAAGAGTCGTAGTTACTGGGTCGAACGTCTACCGCAAACAACGACATGCGATGCGCAAAAGAAGTCACCTTGCCTTCAGACAACTGGATCTTATCTTTGTTTGCCTCAACAAGTTTTCCCGGAGAAGGGACAGTGTTGAAGTTAGTGATTCCTTCAAACTTGTTCCAAACTTGCGACTTGATGCCAATTTCAGTTACGTCGCAGGATCGGGTGTTCTGGAACGTTCCAAGTTCATACTTAAGCAGCGGATACCATGCTTCGTGAATATCATCTCCTTCTTGAGTAAATGGCAGATAGTCTTCAACCGTAATTGCTTCTTCAGCAACAAGACCAATCTTCCTTTGCAGGCGACTCCAGGTTTCAATACATTCAAGCGTAACCACAATGCCGTCACTTACATGGTCCTCTCGTGAACCGTCATAGGGATCATCGGTGCTGCGATGCGTCACCTTCCAAGTCGTGCGCCCCACCATCCAAGTAGAGCCACGCGAGAACATCGCGTCATACCTTGCCGATTCTGCTTGGATAGCAGATCGAATATCGCTCAGGTCAACATCATCAATACCTTCAACAGAGAAAGGCTTCTCTGTTTGCCGTCCTTTGCCAATAAGAACTTTAATTTTGTCGCCTACCAAACAATCAACCTCTTGTTTTAGGTTGTTCCAACTCTCGTTTCCTCTGGTGGTGTCCCTTACACCATGAGTGACCCTAGTAACTGTTCCACCGCGAATGTGCTCAACAATTCCAATGCGCCTTGCATAATTTGTGCCTGTACCAGGCATGCCGCAGTTGCTGCTACCGTCGTTGTCGTCTTTTGAGTTTCCCCCAAATGGGTGGTTGTCCATTAAATAAGGATCAACATGCTTTTTTTGCTGATTCTTTAGTTGACGATCTGTCTTGCCTTCTTGCCCTCTTACGATTGAAATAATTTTCCAGTCTGGCCTAAATGGCGTGCCATTTGGAACACCAGTGAACACGCCAAATCGCGTCTGAGACGTTGGCGTGAATGCGCCACAAAATGCAGGTTGCGCTACGCCACTTCTCGTGGGCGCATAAAACACCTGATCTGAACCAGACAGACCTGGGTTATCTCTGTCACCGTCAATTGCTAGGTTTCCGTAGCGCAGGTTGTAGGCACGCAGACGACTGCCAGATCCTTGGACCTCAAAGCCACCGTTCCAGTAGAAATCAAAGTAATCCTCATAGATACCATCTAAAGCGTTATTCCCGAGAAAGATTCCGGCAAGTTCAGGCTTAGCCATGTTGCCTTGACCGGCAATCGCCACAATCTCAGCAACTTGATAGCCGCCCCAGCTCTTCATGCGGGACCACACCAGCTGGGGTGAAATCAACAGGCCGCCTGTTCCTTTGTCGTCGTTTTGATCGTCAGGATTGACTTGACCCTTACGACGGGTGAATGCGATTGGAACGGTTTGCCCGTATTGCGCTAATTCTTGAAGACTGTCAAAACCAAACGAAGGCGCATAAATATCTTTGCCCGTGCGACCTGCAAGCTGACGACGCTCAACCTGATTAGGTTGTTTTGGTTTTGGCGCAAGCAGGATTGCCGCTGCTGTGAAAATTGCACTAACGGCAATGTTAATTAAAAGCAGTGTGAGACCACCATCAGGCAGTGCTACAACGTTAGGGATATGCGCATAATCCTCAGGGCGTTCCCTGTATCGGCGCTCTACCTCTTGCGCAAACTGTCGATATTCCTGCTCACTACAACCCAGAGCTGCAATCAGCCGCTTTTCATACGGAAGCAGTGGCTGTTCGACACTCCGTCGATAGGGCACCATGCGACCGCCTTCAAATGCCGATTGATGTAGAGACATCCTCTGCTCCAAACGACTGCAAAGACAGGATTACCCTGATCTAGCAGCAACACGTCCCCATCGTAACCGGGCTGATCAATTCGACTTCCCCACTTCAATAAGTCCCGACCATATTGGCGAATGCTCTGCTCATACCATTCATTTTTGAACGGAGGCATCGGAATGCCTAAACGTTCTTGAACCACATAAACCAGGTGGATGCAGTCGATTGCTCCGTCCGCTCCAGTGCCATCAGCACCTAAGCGATATGGTCTGCCGATCAGATCAATCACGCCACTCGAACGCTGCTAGTCAAAGGCAAATGCCCAACAAGCTGTCGCGTCAAACGCTTGCGTGGTACGTCCGCTCCAACGGCATCAAACACTGATGCCAGTTCTAGCGTTAATGACGTGCTGTCCCATTTGGCGCTAACGATCTGCCCGATGTACTGATTGATCAAGGTGTAACCGTCTTTGTCGTTTGGGTCAATCAATACGGTGCGAACGTTGGCTAGATACTCATCCTGTACAGCAATCGTTGCAAATGGACGGCTCAGCTCGTTATTTGGAAAAGCGATCGTTGCAGGCTGGTTGTCGCCAGACTTCGTGACCGTGACGCCTGAAAAGGCAAACGGCAGAAAGCCAAATTCAGTTCTAGCGCCAGTATCTACGTTGAAAAAAGGCGCATTCTCACCGACCCAGTAATTTTGGAACTTATAGTCGCCCAAGGTGGTCGGTGAGCGCAGCGTCAAATAATGCCCAAACGCAAGGCTGTTATCTCTATTCTCTTCGCCGATGGTTCTTGCCGCACCACCCATCCCGGAGTGGTTTGTGCAGTAGTAATACAGCAGCGGAGCATCAAGGGCGACTTCAATCTCCGTGTAAGCGCCTGAGCTGCCAGGAGTTCCGGCAGTCGTGACGCCCGTTGTGTACTCATCCCCATCGCCATGAGTCCCGTCCGGCGTGGTGCTAAATCGAAGTGGGTGGCCTGAGTTGCTGGAGTCTTCCTGCGTAAATCGATAGGTCTTGCCCTCTGTCAGTGACAGAGTTTGGGCATCTACAGATCCGCCATCAAAGCGATAGCGATTGCCGCCAACACTAGCGACAACTGTTACCGCAAAAGTTTGATCTGCCATCAGAGACCAATCCTCCGGCGCTGTGATGTGTTCTGCCTAAGAGTAGTCAAAGCTCGCTGCTCACCTTGTTTTGCGCCGTTAGCTGCAGCCTGCTGCATTCCACGCTGGAACTGATCGGCAGTCACATAATCAACGCTGTTGATGCGTTCGACGGTGTAGCGAACGTCGATTGGTGCGGCAACTGCTGTTCCGCCACCTTCGCCTGACGTTCCAGAAGGGGCAGAGTCTGGGATAACAGCGGAGCCGCGAGCACCACGCGAGTAACGCGCCATGCTTTCACGCATCTTGCTTTCAGGGATAACAAACTCGGGTTCGCCGCCTTCTCCGATTAACGCGCGAGTCGGACCAGCGAAATAACCACCTTCCGAAGCGCGTACAGGGGGAAGATTGAAATCTCCTATCTGGGGCGGAGCAAAAGTGCTTGGAGATGCAAACCCCGGGCCAGAACCAAACTGACCCGGCGGATTAAGCGTTCCTTGGAAGGCAGAACCAGTTTTAGGCGCTGGAGCGGCTGAACCAGCTGAACCAGCTGCACTAGCAAAGAAATTGAGCGCAATGCCCAAGACCTTCATCTTGATCGCATGAGCAATCATTTCTGCAGCCATGTCCGCAAAGTGATCTGCAGTGCGTTGGAACAGATTGGCTAACGCTTGCTGGGCAGACATGCTGCCGGTGATCAGTCCCTTAAATGACTCGCTAAACGCATCTCCGATTGCATTTGCGGCAAGAATGACCTGATTTGCAGGGTCAAGCAGATCGTTAAGAGCGCCCCGAATGCGATCCATTTCAGCTTGGATCTTGTCTGCGCCTGTTTCGGGGGCTAGATCTTCCTCAATTGCACCTTTAGCCTTACCCTTTTTGCCCTCAAGCTCTTCTTTCCTCTTTTTAAGTAGATCTAATTGTTTTTTGTATTCAGCAGTAATACCTCCTGCTGCTTCCAGGTCTAAAATAGTTTGTTCTGTTGAAACAATTTTGGCGTCTATAAGTTCTAATTGTCTGTCGTAGATTCTGTCTAATTCGAGAAGTTGTTTTTGAAGCTCGATTGCTTGCTTGGCCGCAGCAGGCGTGCTGCCCTCTTGAATCAAGCGAGAGTACTCTCGCTCAAACGCCATCTTGTCCTCGTGTTTAGTAGTGATGTCGTCTAACTGACGGCTCGCTTTATCAAAAGCTTTGTCAGCACGCTCCATCTCCCTTTCAACAGCTTTCGTAGCCCGCTCGATTGCCCTTTGCTTTTTCCTCTCTTCCCGGGCCCTTAATCTCTCTTCCCGGGCCCTTAATCTCGCACTTTTTTCATTAGCCCGCTCTATAAGATCAGCTCGTTTATTTTCTAGCTCTTTTAGTTGCCGGGTTCTTTCAAGCTCAATAAGGGCTAAATCAGCACCTTCTTTCTGGGCTTTAGCTCTAGCTTTTTGGAATATATTTGCTTTTTCTAAATTAAAAATACGGTCGTTTGTTAAATCTCCGTTTAACTGGGCGATTGCTAAATCGTTCTTAGCGATTACGTGTTCGGCAGAACCAACCCTTGCTGCTTCTACTTTTGCTTGTAAACGTTTCTCCTCCTCTTGTCTGATTTTCTGCTGTAGCTCTACCATTTGTCTTTCTATGTTAACCCGCTCCAGGGATGGCATACCCTTGGCTCCTGCTTGCACAGGTTGCGCTGCGAGTTTCTCTTGCAATGCTATTTGCCTTGGATCTTTAGATGCTTTGGCCGCACTTAAAAGCGCGCTAATCTCCATGCTTGTCGCTATTTCTTTTACAATAGGCCCCGTTAAACGAGCAATTTGAGCCAAGATTTGCGTAGTTACTTGAGTAAGTGCATTGCTAAAGCGTGTTGAAGCGTCGCCAAAAGCTGCAAGAGCTTCGACGCCTTCGTCACCTACAACTAAAGAAAGCTGTCTAGTTGCTTCTTCAAGCGCTACTTGTTCCCCTGCTAATTCTTCCAAACTCTGGATTGCGTCCTGTGCCGGACTGCCGACCATTCCTAAGGACTCAACAATCGCATCAATATCCGCAGTAGCAGGGTTTAATGCAGCGCCTAAAGAAGCTGCTTGAGCAGCAAGTTGGTCAAATACTCCGCCTAAAACTTGCAGAGCGATGGAAGCAGGACCAAAAGTTGATCCTGAAATGGCCCCACCCAAAGCACCGCCAAGCGCCATACCTGGACCGCCGCCAAACAATAAAGGAAAGGCACCCGCACTAACGGCAGATCCAAATCTTGCTCTACTTCTTGCTTGTTTGGCTAAAGGAGAACCGGGGATGTTCGCCCCTCCTCCTATCGGCATAAAATCAATACCAGAAATCCCAAAAGTCTGTAACCCAGCTTTATGCGCTTTAGGGGGTTTTGGTGCTTTAGGAACAGGCTGGTTTACGCCTTGCAGCCTTTCTTCTTCTTTAAGAAGCTTGTTTTGCCGAGCCAGCTGTTGATTAAATTCTTTTTGAGCAGTGACAAGTGCTTTTACGGCTCTTTCTTCTGCCTGTGTCCCAAAAGCAGCGTTACGAAGAGCCCGCTCAGCTTTTGCTACGGCCTTGGAGTAGTTATTGACGTTACCAATGTCTTTGGCAGAAAAAGTTCCCTTTAGTGCTTTTCCTGCTTTTATTGTTGCAGCGTTAAGTCTACCTACTTCTTTATTTACGCCTTTTAAGCTGTCTTTTAGTACCTTAAGCTCGTGGGCTCCGCGCAGCGCAACCTCAATATCTACGTTGTAGTTGGCCACAGCGGAGCACGTAGAGGCTTAGGCTCCAGTCTACCGCGCACTCATTGAGCGCGCCTTAGCGCCAGTTTTGGCGTTTTGAACTGCTTTTTCCTGCTGCTCGTTATGTAGCTCGTAGTAAGCGGCCCAGCCAATCAGCTCTTCTTGGGTTAGGTGCTGGGCAAGCTGGGCGACTGTGGTTCCTAGTTCCTTGGCGAGGAAATAGATAAAGTACCAGTCGCTATTAGCTTTTGAGGTCTGCTTTCGCTTCCTCCACCTTGTTTTCAGACCCGGAAGAAAGCATGGCAAGCTGGATCTCTTGCAGGATTGAGGCTTCGACAGCGTTCTTAAGGGCTGCTTTTTCGCCGTCCTGGAACAGGCGTTTGCCATCGGCGTCCAGTGATTTTTCGATCATCATGCCCAGAGCAAAGTCGTTGGCATCGTCAGAGCCGACTTTTTTCTGGATTGACTCGCGCTCAGCGATGGTAAGAGGGTGCCAATAAATTTCGAGCACCACTTCGTCGCCATCTTTGACTTCGTGCTTATACAGCTGGCTAACGCCGAACTTGTTACGGAGTAGTTCGGTAGCGCGCATAAAGTAGTAGCGTTTGTCTCAATATACTACACAACTGCTGTGAACTGACAAGAAACAATGCCAATGAAGTGAGAGCGATCTTCTAAATCCAGCGGTGTTGGACCAGAGATGTCGGATACGCGAGGGGCAACACTAAACGTATCGGTGTAGTTTGAAGCATTAACCGACGTAAGGCCGTCAATGACTGCTTCGCTTATGGCAGAAAGCACAGACGTGCCAGCAGATTTGGGCACGTAAACGTTGCACTGAATGACGCCTGAGTAGTAGTCCTGAGCTGCGCCTTGGTTTTGGATGGTGGAACGGTTGAAATTGACCGTCATCAGGATGTATTTCTTGTCTTTGCCGGGGGTGGTGTACTGAACGTTGTCGTAAACCATAAGCACCGTGTCGTCGGCTGTGTCAACAGCGTCGGTGACTGCTTTTTCAAAAGCGGCGCGGGCGTTTACGAGAGTCATGGTTTAGAGCTTGGTATAAGACCCAAACACACTGCTGCTGGATCCAGTTCTGACAAAAATGCGGCCAGGACGTTTGTCCCCAAAGGTTTGCTGAACCAACGGCCCCATTTCGCCCTGAACAAAGTTTGCCACTTTTGGAGACTCCAGGGCATAGCCCGCATACTCGGCGGTATTGCCGATGTAGACCGTTGGTTGCCGCTTGTAGTTGAACTGGGGAACCTCAAAACGAGGTTTAATACGGCTTTGCGCTGGTTTTTTGTTGGTATGGACCCACTGATTGCGGGATGGATCGCGGGTTTTATGGATTGAAGACCATGGCGCAAAGTCCTCTCGCTTGTCCTGAGCACGAATTTTTTGCGTCGATGCTTTCCAGCTAGATGCAAAGAATCCCGTGTCCACTGGGCTGTTTTCTTCTGTCGCCAAACCTTCGGCGGTTAGCTGAATCAAGGCGTTGTAGTCGTCGTTTAATTTGCGTTCCAGATCAGTCACTATCTGGCCTATGCCTCTTTTCTTGGCCATCAGAACCTCACCTGGATGACGAAGAAGTATTCCTGCCCGCCTTTGAATGTCCGAATATCCGTTATTTGAGCAACGCGGCTTGAACCTGCGTACGTCAGTGAGATGGTGTCTTCAAACGTAGGCTGGTTGTCCCCGATCAGGTTGGGGGTCACGTAGAGCTTAGCTTTGCGCTCTTCGCGGCCTTCCTCTTCTTCCGAATCAATAAACTCGATCGGTACTTTGATGGAGTACGTCGTGTCGGTTGTTGTTAACGCTCCGGTGCTGGTGTTGTAGGTCGGAGATGCTTTGCGGGTGTACGTGATTGTGTGGTCAAAAGATTGCCCTAGATCGGCAACGACCTGCTTGGCGATATTCTTAAAGGCGCTGTCGAGTGCTCCGGCCATCTCAACCCCTCACAACGCGGAGAGAATACGAGCCACTGCCGCCCAGACAATAAGCGCCAAGATAAGACT